ATGAGTTTAAATATGTATTTGGGAGAAGTACAGAACCAAACTCAGAGCATGAACGCTGTATGTACCGCTACCATTCAAGGTATGGAACAAGCCATTCAGTCGATTGACGCTTTTGCAATTGACACTGTTCTACAAGGACAAACATATAGCAGCGCAAAATCATTTTTTGTACAAACCTTTCGTCCTTTAGCACAAGGAATTATTTACTTATGTGAAGAATTAATCCGCCAAAATAATGCCTTTCCAAGTCAATTTCAATCACAGGTAGCTTCAACAGATGTTATTGAACAAGAAATATTAGAACAAATTCGAGAAATTGACCGAATGAAGGCAAGTATGGAAGCCATCAGTCAAGCTATGCCAATCCCGGGTATGGACGCTATGGCGAATCTTTTTACTGTCATGAGACACAAACTTCAAGAAAAGTTAAATCACCTATATGAATTTAATCAAATGTCTAGCAATAACTATGCTACAGCACTTCAACTAGCTGCGAGTATCGCACAAGGTCTTGCGGAAGTGCAAGGTGGCAAAGGATTTAGTCCTGCAAGCGGAACGTTTAGTACGCAAAGATTGAATATGGAGTGGGCTACTTCTATCAAAGCTATTATAGAAAGGGGTTCCCGAAAAGCTGACCCTTTAATTAAAGATGGAGAAATGTGTGGTAAGCTAGAAGAGCCTTTTCCAATTAGAAAGGTTTGGAACGATAAAGTAGACGATGTAGTTAAAATGTTCGAAACAGTAAAAAAGATGTGGAATGGTACTGTAATCGGAACAGGGAAAGCTGTTGAAGATGAAATCAAATCCATAGAAACTTTAAGTAATATGGATATAGGAACTTTTATTCATGTTACTTATGCAATTTTACATTTGGATGAAACAACAAAAAATATGTGGTATACACTTTCAAATTCTGTGAAACGAGATTTGATAAATGGAGATGCAGAAAGCCGTACACAATGGACTACTTATGGGTTAACACAAATAGGTATTGGTCTAATTGCCGATAAGGGGCTAGGTAGAGTAGGCCTGGTCACAAAAGGAGCAGGAGGAGCAAGTACATTATCTAAAGGATTAACGTTAATAAAAGAATTGAGATCAGCAACTGATATTTTACAATCTTTTAAGAAAGATGTTTCTTTTGCCTTCTCTGGTGGGAATATCATAACCAAGATACCTCAAAGCGAACTAAAACAAGCTTATTATAATTTTGCAAAGACAATAGATGGTAACGCTAGAAAACAACCAGGAATTGCAAGTGGTGGTGAAAATCTATCTAATCCACGCAAGTCAATGAGAGGTTCAAGTGGTAATATAGGATTAGTACCCAAAGATGTTGCGGATAGCTTAAGAGGTAGAGAATTTAGTAATTTTGATGCATTTAGAAAAGCTTTCTGGGAAGAATATTCAAAGTCGAGTTATGCAAATGAGTTTAGTAAAGCTAACATTAAGAGAATGAGTAGCGGGTTAGCGCCAAAAGCCCCTAAATCACAGCATTATAAAAAACAAACAAGTTATGTTTTGCATCATAGGAATCCTATTCACAATGGAGGTGGCGTTTACGATTTAAATAATATAGTAATATCTTCTCCAAGAATGCATCAAGAAATTTTAAGTAAGGGATTCCATTTTAATAAATAAGGAGTGAAATGTATGTTTAAAAAATTAACAAGAGAAGAACTGATAGATCTAGTAAGTAAAATTGTAGAATGTGAAGGAGCTGAAGAAGAGATTGATGAAATGATAGAAGTTGTAGAAAAAAATGTTCCACATCCAGAAGTAAGTGATCTAATATATTGGAATGATGAAGATCTTACTCCAGAACAAATAGTAGATATAGCACTAGCTTATAAACCAATACAGCTTTAGAATTTCCAATAAAATCTTACTCTTGCTACATAAATAACAATAAAGCAAATGCTTTTTTAGATAAAACTTAGAAGATTTATAAATTCAGCAAAAAAAGAGGCAGAACTCGTACTTGAGCCCCGCCTCCTTTTTGCATTCCCTTATCTCACATACACATAGGCTCCATTTGCAGTTACATAGTATGTTTTACCTTTGCTATTGTGTACTTTATATTGTGACGATCCATTGACAGTTATTTTCGCATCAATCGTGAACCCTAATCCTGCATCTACAGAACCAGCAACATCTTTATTCTGCCAAGATGGAGCATCATAGAATCGTAGATTGTTAACCTTAGATACAACGCGTTTCCCTATAATAGATGAATCCACTGTACTCTTCTTACTAAACTTCACATAAAAAGGATTGTTCTTAATCCACTGATTTCCACCAAGATTTAACCAACCATCCTTTTCAGCCCATACAACATAAGATTCGGGTTTATTTAACTGTCGAATCTTAGAATAGCTTGTATCTGGTCCTTTACGTAAATTAACGTTGTAGCCTTCAATATAAGCAATACCATTTGTTACTGCTGTCGGTACTTCTGCTGGTTTAGATGGCTTATCAGGAACAGAAACGTCCACCCTAGAATTATTGTATGATCGTTGTACATCTGCTCTAAATTGAGCTTCTGAAACGCCATGAGACTTTAAGTAGTCAAGTGGATCTTCATGATCTGTTCCACCAAGGTATTTCGTTACATCATAGTGAGTCCATAATCCTTTTTCCACAGATAAACCACGATCACGAAGGATTTTAGCCAGTAACTTCACGTATTTATCATAGCTGCGTTTAAATTTATCGTAATCTGCTGTTTCGCAAAGTTCAACATGTACAAAGCGTTTATTAGCAGAAGGACCTCCACCATAAGCAATATACTTTGTATCCGCGATTTGGATTGTTTCATTCCAGTCAACCGCATAGTGAACAAATGCGTTTCTCCATGTACGAGACTCATATTTTTGAATGTTAATAGCTGGAGCTTCTGGAGTTGCTGTAGAATGAGCTACAACGCCCTCATATGCACCCACGCCATAACGGTATGGTTGTTTAGGTAAATCAGGAATAATAAGCGTTCTATCAGCAAAAGCGCTTGTTGCAATAGATAAAACTAAAATAACTGCAAAGACTACAGAAGAAATATGTTTTAATGTCTTTTTCATTTTTCATCAACATCCTTTTTCATAATTTTTGTGTGATCAAATAATCCGCTTGCTGACAGTCCAATGATGATTCCTTGAAATACATTTGTTTTGATATCTCCGCCCAAAAATAAAACGCCTAGCACAATGCCAAGCGTTACATTCAATAGCGGAACATATTTTGTTTGTAATCCAATTGTTTTCCCAATTTGTGAAAGACCTACTACAATGCCAATCATTACTGTAATTTCAAACATTACATACCACCTCCTTTCAAGAAGAAATTAAGAGCTGCCAAAACAATTCCACCTACAATAAGTCGTAATATCCAGGTAGTATTGGCGCCAATTTTATCTAACTGTTTAGTGATATTAATAATGTCTTTTTCGTTACCTGTCGTTCGATTGTCTAAGTTTTTAATTTCTAAACGAATATCCTTGATATCTTGCTTGATTTCTTGAACGTCGCTTCTTACCTCTTGTAACCCTTCCACTTTGACCACCTCATTTCAAAATAAAAAGAGCAGCGAAATCGCTCCTCTTTGTTATAAAATTCGTATTTTATTCAAAATAAAAAACAGCTCATAGCTACCCTACTTGTTTAAACGTATTTAGTTAATATTGATCTGCTGATAATGCTTTTTCTATAATTCTATTTTCTACTTCTTTAACATGTTCAATTGTTACTTCATCAGAAGCCCCTGGGTTCTTTCCAGTTAGCTTTACATAATCGTCTGCACAGATAACACTTACTTTGCCGAAAAGCTCAATCTCGTAAACTCTACCACCCTTATTACATAAGTCACATGCAGTAGCAATGCGCATACTCAGCGTACCATCAGGAAGTCCCCAAACCTCTACTTTTGTATCTTCTTTGATACCGCAAAATTCTAGCATATCGTTTGGAATGCTAACTGTGACCTGATTTTCATCTTTCTTCAAATCAACTACTCTACCTAAGAATGGTGACTGTTCATTAGGTGGCATTGGACGCATAAACTTATCTGGATTCATACTCATCTTCCTCTCTATGTTCTAGAAGTCATATTTGTGAAATTAACATAATTCCATCTGCCATCATGGAAATACCATCCTGTACCTAAGCTACCATTTGTATAATGAATAGAACCTGCATTAAAACCAAAGTATCCACCACCTACGTTAATCCCATTACATTCAATTGATTGTGTCGTTGCAACAGGGTCTTTTGATTCAATTCGGAATCTATTCTCATTGTTGTAAAGATGACCAATGTAACTTCTACGTTCTCCACCGCCACGAGGATAAAAACTGAGTCCCGCACGATCAGTTCCAACGAGCGCCATCATTTCACCATTGCTTATGATTTCAAGCGGCGCATTCATATAGTTCCATTTGTTCACATGATTGTGATAAATAACATTATCTTTTGTACCAAGTGCAATTGTAGAAAAAGGCAGTGTTCCGTTTACGAGTTGTCCATGTGTTGTATCCCAGTTATAAACGGAAGGAACGTCACCTTCCACCAACTGAACACCTGATACAGCAATTGCTTGCATATTATTTAAGAGCCCCTCGCCAAATAAATCAATATAAACATAACCATTTCCTTCTACATAGTTACTCGGCACAGTGAAGGTTAAAGCGTATCTTACTATTTTCCCCGTTTGAATGCTTGGTGCATCGTAAGTTTTTGATGCTCGTCCAAGCTCCACGGGAGTGTCACCGTTATATTTACCGAATACCGCTCTCATGATTGGCTTGTTTGTAATGTTTAAACGATTATCATTGGTAGTTGCTCTGAAATGAGCCGACAATGTGTATTTCTTACCTGGTTTTACCCCGTCAAATAATGTAAATCGAATCCAATTTGACAAATCTATCCGCATCGGATTAACCATTGGCTCATAATTGTTAACCACTGGTTTCTCAATATATGGATTAGACATAATTGTCCATGTAGGACTGTATTCAATCTTCAAAAAATAATTATTAAAAGTATTAAAAGAAATGTGTGAAAAGTCATGATCTGGAATGAGATTCTTCCTTGGTGTTACTGAAAATTTCTGCCCACGCTCATCTTCAAAAAAGAAGTCAGCCATTTTTGCTGTAATACCATTTTTATCAATTGTTACTTTATCACCACTGATTTTAATGACATCAGCGTCGATTCCTTTCGCTGTTAGCCATTGTACGATTGTATCCGCATTGATCTTCAACTTAGCAACATCGATTTGAATCTGTTCAGCTGTCTGATTAATAGCCGAGATGATAGCGCCTTTTTGAACGGTACTAGTAATCGCTTTTTCGGTTACGTCAATACGTCCCGCTTGTTTTTCTACATACGCTTTATCCGCATATTTTCCGTCAGCCTGCCCTTTCGTATATACTTCTGTTTTAATTGCAGCAAGACTAATCCCCTGCGCATTCGCAGAAATAAGACGCTCTAATTCAGTTGTTTTCTTGTTGTAATCTTGCGTAGCTACTTTTTTAGATATTTCTCCCATTAAATCTTGAGCGTTTTTTGTAACAGTATTCTTCAACTCAGGAATTTGAAAACCGCCAACGTAGTCTTCTACTTGCTTAATTTCTACTTTAGCCTTAATTGCTTGTGCTTGTTGTTCTATCTTTGTGTTAGCATCAGTGATCTGTTTTCCCTGTGTAGTTTGTGTTTGAGTCAATTGCTTAACTGAAGTAGAAAGACCGCTTGCTGTTTGTTCCACATTACTCATACGCTTTTCAAATCCAACTTGACTGTTTTGAACATTTGATACAGTAGTTTTAACGCCTTCCACACTTTTTTCAATCTCAGTTGTTCTCTTGGTGAATTCATCATTTGTTACTTGGTCTTCTGGGGCTGGTGTCCATCCTGTGACTTTGTTCCCCTTTTCAAGTTTAAAGTTTTGAATAATGATTTTAGTTGTTTTAGCATCTATCCCCCAAAATTCCAATCTTGCTTGTCCATTGTTACTAGGAATCTCTTGAATTTTAGTTGTGTAAGTAACCCGTTGGAAATCTTTATTTATGCCTGTTAATACTTTTTGAGCGAAAGTATATTTGGGAGAACCATTAGAACCATAAAATTGAATTCTTCCCTCAGTGTTATCCTTCGTGATAATTTTCACGTCGAAACTGAAGGTTACGGTTTGCTCAACTAAAGTACTAAACAATGAATTTAAGTTATTTTTAAATATTCCATATGCCGAATTTGAAGCTACTTGTGTTGTTTCCCAATATTGCGTGTCTGATATTAAATTACGCACTCCTATTTCTTGCTCATCAAATTTCTTTTCTACGCTTGTTAACTTCTCATTAATCTTTCCTGCTTGTTCTTTAATTTCAGTTGTTGTTTTCTTCAGATCATTTGCAGTTTGTTGCACATCAGATATCGTCTTTTTTGTGCCGTCCACAGTTTGCTCAACTGCATTTAATTTATTGCTGATATCAGTATCTTTTTTAGTTAGCGATTCAATAGAAGTTTTAAATCCATCTACGGTTTGCTCGGATTTAGTAATACGCTCACTGAGCTTGCCTTGTTCAGTTTGTATATTGGTAACTTTTGTTGAAACCCCAGTAACAGTTTCTTCTATTGCTGTTGTCTTTTTGGTAAAGTCTGTAGCTGTTTGGTTTACTTTAGAATCCACTTGTGAAATGGTACGTGTATTACCATCAGCAGTTTGTTTCGCTTCATTAGCAGTTTTTGAAACTTGTGTTAGGTTATTACCTAAATCAATAACACTTTGTTTCTCTGCTTTTGATTTGATATCTTCATTTGTTTGTTCAAAGGATGTACTGATTTCTTGGAACTTCTGAACATTCCCTTGTTTATCAGTTTCATAGATTTGCTTCCCAATAAAACCATCTTTAATTTCATCTTTCGTATAAACACCGGATTTATCTGCTTTATCTTTTAATTGAGTATTAATCCATGTTTGATCTACTTTGTCATTAACTTGTTTTTGAACATCACTTATTTGCTTAACTATTTCTTGCGCTTTACCTTCCACGCTTTGAACCTTTTCATTTAATTCGTTTTTTGTGGTCTCAATATCCTTGCTCACTTGTTCCAATGTTTCTTTCTTAACGGATTCCACATCAGGAACAACAGGATCCCATTTACCATCCTTCCACAATTTCAGAATACCAGGCTTGCCTTTGCTAATATCTTGCCACAAAGTTTTTCTATCCTTTAAGTTTGCTGTTGGTGGATTTATGCCTTCAATAATATCAACGGTATTGTTTTTCAAGTTTTCAGCCACTTGTTCAGCAATTTTCTTTGCTGCTTCCGATTCTTTTCGAATGACTTCTGTTTCTTTTACGTTTTCTTGAATCTTTTTATCTAACATATCTAGTAATTCTTTAGATGCTTTATTTGATAAGCTACCCATGATTTGTGCGTATAACCTATCGATCAGGCTTCGTGTATCTTTAATTTCACGATAATTACCAAAGATATATTTATCTTTCGATGGATCAGTGTCACATTCATCTGCTGCTATTAACCTAGCTTCTAAGAAAAGTGGTGGACTAAACCCTGTATCTTTTATTCGTACCTTATCTCCTTTACGAACCGATTCATGTGATAAACCAAACACTTTTTCAAGCGCTACTGCACTTACCTCATATGAAGTAGAACTATCAATTCGCTTCTTTAATTCTGCTTCGGTTAACTGTTTGAGTCGTTGCTTCGTCATGTCTTGATCTTCTGTTTGCGGTGAATACATATCGAATAAATGCTTGCCATCTTTTGACCAACGTTGCAAGGCATCATTATTTCCTACATAAAGTTTGCCATTGTTTATTTCTTCAAATGTGAGAAATTCTCCAGTTTCACTATTTTGTGGACCAACACCGACAAGAGCAGTTACTACATCTTGACTATTCTCAATACGCCGGATGCCTTGTACATCTTTTCCTAGTAAAAACTCTTTCCCATTGTCACGGCCAACTTTTTTTACTAAATCTACATAACGACCGACAATAAAAGATCCCAATATTTCTGTTCTAAAACGAATCTCAAGTTCAAACGTAGATGCGATTTGTTTTAAGAGATCAAGCGGATTTGTAAAATCATTAATATGAATGGTACGTATACCAACAAACTCAGTAATCCCACGTTTCCACTCTGTACCTTGTAAAGCAAAGTCCGTAGATTCATTGACTGTAGTAGCTTGTAAAGTTTGTGGTTTAATTACAGTCGCTTTCTTTAGCTTTGTATGTTCACCAAGTGCATAAATCTTTTTTGGACGACCTGTTGTATCTTGTTCTACTTCTGTAATAATGTATGAAACAAAAGTACCGTCACGAGTTTGTTTAACAACAAGATTCTGTTGTATAAGTGATGCCGCTATTTTTGTACCATCAGCTGTTGTGAACTCAAATTTATCTTTGTTATCTTTAAGCTCCCATTGGCGTAAATCATCCCAATAATCCTGTTCTTTGATAACACCTATGATTTGTTCTGTTTTAAAATCCACAATGTGTAATAGATTATTTGCTTTACTCATCTGTAACGCTCCCTATACGTGACATCTACTTGTCCAATGTTATTTGGGGATATTTCGATTTCATTCTTTCCTTTTTCAATACGTATATAGTCGCTCATAAAATCCTTTATATTTATCGCATCTGCTCCGTTAATACGAATACTTGCATCCGATGAATCGATTTCTACAAGATCTCCTTTTTGAACAATATAAGGTATTTGACGTTCTGTATTGCTGTTTACTTTTTGCACTTTAATATCGTGCACGGCTGCAATTAATGATGGTGCATCACTAAACGAGCATATATGCACAACAATTTGAGCGACTTTTTTCATAAAGCTATTGCCCGTATCCCACCATTGGGCAAATTTTTCTGTATGATAATTTCCTTTTTCATCGATTAAAGCAATATCACCCTGCCAATAATTTCCCACTCGTGCAATGTGTAGACGTCCATAAAAATCATTCCATGTTGAACGATAATAACCAGTTTCCGCTATAATCAGATGATTGTAGTCACCGTTTCCTGCCATAACCTCACCGAAATTCTCGCTAGAATTTCTATATGCATCAAACATACCTACTTTTCCAACTACAACGCTGTTTTCATCTAATAAATAAAGTTCTACACGTCCCATAGTTGCAGGGTTTAAGTTGCGACATTCAACTATTGCATCAAGTGTGAAATCTTGTAGCGGTCCACCTGTAATGCTTCTTTTCACTGCCGGTCCGTGCCAAAATTGCCCTTGACCGTAATCAGATGGCATGATACGTGCGCCATCTGCTATCATTTTCCCTGCTACGATTCCGTAATCTGAAACAAAATCTTTTCCCACTTCGGTCCAACCCACTAGAGAATTCGCTTTATCATGCATAACCAATTCATACCTACTTATTGGCGTTTCATCTATTTTAACTGGATACCCTATACGAAAATGTTGACCTCCATTTTTATTTATAATATCGATGAATGTGGACGGATTCTCTACCTGTATCTTGAATTTCGGTTCTGAAAATACACTTCCCTCATTCAAAGCATCCATTTTAATAATATTATTTGATTCTAGTTTTGCTTTTGCATTTCGAATTGGTCCTAATTTATATGGCATTGGGCAAATAAATTTTAAAGTACCTTTTCCCAGACTTACAAAATCATCAACATTAAAATCTTCATCAATAACAGCTATATATGTTCTATCTGGTTTTACATCAAAAACTAACTCGACAGGTTGTTCTGTAATTAACCAATCTGCTATTTCTTCTTTTAAAGTTTCTAAGTCCGTTCCATCTGGAACAATAATTCCTACAGGTACAGGAAGTGGACGTGGATCGGTTTCTGTACCTAATAATCTTGCACCTGGATATCCAGGTGTTTTTAAAAAATTCCGTTTTAGAGGTGCCCATGTTGGTGGACTCCATCCTTTTTCTATTTGAATGTATTCCTTGCGTTGTTTATTAAAAGTAAAGGTACTCATTTTAACACCTCGTTTCTCTATAAAATAAAAGAAATCCAAACCTAAAAGGCTGAGTCTCTTTGTTTTTCTCTTTCTTGGTACTCGGTTGTATATCGATACGTACCACGCGCCACATCTCGCCCCTCTATAACAACAGGAACTTCAACAACCAAATCACCACCAATCATCGGAATTGCTCCTTCACCAGATGATCCAAATGAGTTATTAAATACTTGATTTGAGACACTACTTGTCATAGCCTGTTTGCTATTTGACATATTTCCATACACACCACTCATGACAGTCTTTAATCCTGATAATTGGCTGACAGAACTAGCCATCATACGGCTCATGTCACCCATTAATTGATTTATTTCGCCTGGCATAGCAAATTGTTCTCGTGGCATGGCTGCTACGATTCCTGCACCAATAGCTCCAAGTGTCTTTTTATTAAGCGGGAGCACCGCTTCGTCCCCCGCTTCTCCTGCTGCTTGATAACGTCCATTATTCATCCCAAAGATAGTCGGCTTAGTGAAGATACCACCTTTTGCACGCCAATCAATATTAATTCCTGATGGATAAGTAACATCTTTACCTAAAACGTTTTTCGTACTTGTTTGTAAACTAAAGTGTGGAAGAGGTGGCATTTCAGGCTTTGGAATTTTTAATTTTAAATCACTAAAGAATCCCTTAATCTTCCCAATAAATTCTTCTACCTTACCAACCGCATCTTTGATTGGATCAATGATGTTACGTTTAGCCGCATCGAATTTTTCTTGTGCTGCATTTTTTATAGCATCAAATTTTTCTTTCGCACTGTTATACATTTCACCGAATTTTTCTTTAGTAGAATTATAGGCTGAAATAACCGGATCAATAACATATTTATAAACTAACTGCCATGCTGCAAGTGTATAAGATTGGATTTTCGCCCAATTTCCTAATATCCAATTTGCTAAATCATTTAACTTTTCTTTTGTTGCATTCCACAATTCTTGCACTGGTTGGATAACATACTGTTTTACCAAACTCCACGCTGCTGATGTATATGATTTTACTGTCTCCCATTGTGAGTTTAGCCATGAAACTAAATCACTGAACTTTTCTTTTACTACGTTCCAAGTGTCTACGACTGGTTGAATGATATATTGCTTAAATAATCCCCAGGCTACTTGTGCCACAGCTTTTGCAATTTCCCATTGTGTACCAAGCCAAGTAACCATTTCACTGATTGTTGTACTCACCCAATTGTAAGCTTCTTGAATTGGTTGAATAATATATTGGCAGATTGCCGCCCATGCAATTTGTACTCCGGCTTGAATAAGTAGCCATCCAGCTTCTAAAACGGTAGAAACTGCTGAAATAATTGGATCTAAAACAGTAAGAATCGTGTTCCAAGTTTCTTGCCAAGCTTGTACGAGTGTTCCCCACAGTTCAGAAGCTGTTGTAACTAAAGAAGTCCACCAAGAGGAAGCTGTTTCAACAATTCCAGACCACAAGCTACTGAAGAATTCGCCTATCGGATCAAAGAAGCTATGCATCATTTCTGTGAATGAAGCCCAAGCTCCTGAGAAAAATTCAACAATAGAATTCCATGTACTACTACATATCTCGCTTATCCCTGTCCATAAATCACTAAAAAACTGACCTATTGGATCAAAGAATGCATGCATTGTTTCTAAAAATGAATTCCATGCTTCACTAGATGATTGAACGATACCGTCCCAGACTCCTACTAAATATTCCGTAATAGAATCCCAAGTATCTATAATCCATTGTTTAATATCATCAAAGTTTTTATAAATCGCAATACCTATGGCTGCTATAGCGGCTATGATAAGGGGAATAGCCGCAACAAATCCAGCCGCTGCAGCCGCTCCAATCCCAAAGATACTCATGACCGTTACAACTATAGGCGCAAGTGCCATAATCGCACCGGAAATTACACCGATAACTACTCCGATAGTTGCTAATGTCGCTGCTAATTCTGGATTATTAGAAATCCATTCCGCAAATTTAGAGACTAGATCTGCTATAACTCCAAGGACTGGTTTCAGCGCCATCTGTAAATCGCCCATTGCTTTTTGAAATTTAACCGCTGGACTGGCATCCATTTTTTTAATAGATTCATTTAATTTATCCTGGTTCTTCTGGAAGTCTACGGTTTTTTCTGAAGCGCTTATTAAAGTGTTAGTTAAATTTTGTCCTTGGTCTTCAAACATAGTGGCTAGAACTTTAACCCCCACTTGATTTCTTTTTACTGGATCTTCTATCCCTTCAATTGCTTTAGCTACTTCTACCATAGCTTTCGAACCATCACTTCCACCCTTAGCGACAGCTGCACCCCACTTTTCTATTTGTTCAGTTGCAATACCAGAACCGTCAAGCGCTTCTTTTAAAGCTTTATCAGCTCCTTGGGCGAATTCAGTTAATTGAATCCTACCTTCTTTCAGTCCGTCTAAGAGATTATCAATATTCCAACTGCCTGTTTCAACGCCTGCTTCCATAATCGCTTGGACTTCTTCAGCTTTAAAACCTGCACGAGTCAGCTGACTTCCGTATTCGGCAATAATATCTAGTTGCTCTGGCGGAAATCCCATTTTTAACAACGCATCAACCATACCAAGGGCATTATCTTGAGTTATCCCTAATTCATTTCCTATTTCATATGTTTCTTGTATTAACTCTGTAAAATCTATACCTTCATAAGATGTTGCAATTACCGCTGCGCCTTTTACTATAGATGCGTTAGCTTCATCGCTAATATTTTTATTTAAAGCCCATTGCCTGCGCACGCCCTCTAAAGATGCTTCGGCATCAACTCCATAAGTAGCGACACCTCTAATAGCTTCTTCTACTGACTTTTTGGAGGACTCAGGTACATCAAAAGTAATATCAATCTTTGTTTTTAACTTAGACATATCAAGTGCTTTTTCGATTGTCCCGGCAATTCCACCACCAGCTACCATTGCACCAAGTACGTTTTCTAAGCCAATATCTAATTCTTGAAATTCCCTTTGCGTTCTTTGGGCTTCATGTTGTAAGTCTCGTAATTCATTTCGTACTTGTTGTATTGAATTACCAGCATCCACAGATCGTAACGCTCTTTGTAATTTCTCAATATCTGCTTCAGTTCCTAATGCTTCACGACCAATAATCCCAATCGCTTGTTCTAATTGGCGACTTGTAGCTGTTCCGCTTTTAATTGCATTCACAAGACGATTTCCTAATGCTCCTGCAAAATCATCAACGCTTTTTCCTGTAGCTCTAAACAATGTTTCTAATTGCCTTGTGGAACTCGCTACATTCTCTTGCTCGTCTCTCATGTTTCCTAGTTTATTTTTAAGACCATTAAGTGACCCTTCTGTAAATTCAATTTCACGTCTGAATGCACGATATTGTTCTTCAGAAATTTTACCTTTTTGAAATTGAGCTTGTACTTGTTGTTCCGCTGCCTTCAATTTATCTAGCTTTTGTGTTGTATTTTCAATTTGTTGTGTAAGTAACTTTTGTTTTTGAGCCAAAGCTTCCACGTTACCTGGATCAAATTTTAATAGGCGCTCAACATCTTTTAATTCTTCAGTCAAAGCGTCACTTTGTTTATTTACATCTTTTAAAGCATTTTGTAACGGTTGAGTATTCCCACCGATTTCTATCGTAATCCCTTTAATTCTTCCGGCCATTTTCTCACCTCATTTCTTAGAATGAATCAAAGTCTTTTTGATTTGCTCTTCTAACTTTTTCTTTGTCTGGGTTCTCCATTTCAGCAAACTCAGCGATGTAATCAAAACAATCACCGATTGTCATGGTTTCTAAATCCCAATGCGTTAATTTCGCTTTATAACAAAGAGCAAGGAACAAATCAGTGGTTAATGCTTCATCACTGAATGTCCCTTGTTTTTCATTATTTGCTGTTATTTTTTTTTTGCTCCCATAGTGACTTGAACTAGTTCCATTATGTCTGGCATGATTTCTTCAATTGGGAATTCTTCAAATTCATCCAGCCACGTCATAGGATCAGGAATACTGGAATCAGCCGTTTTAGCGAATAACCAAGTCAAATCATAAACAAGCTCAAAATCCACTTTACTTAAATCAAGATTAGATGTATCGATAGGTTGTTGTGATCCATTTGGTGAAGTTAACGTACTAATTGCTCCTAACCCCATCATATCTGCAAATAAATTACGTCTGAATTGTGCTTTATATCGTTTAACTGTTGCCGCTGTACTTTTTAATCTGACTCGTTTTCCGTCTATTGTAATTGTCTTTTCCATCTACTTACGCTCCTTTTGGTAATGCAGGTACTTTTGTATATACTTTCTTGTACCAATTATCATAAATCGCTTGTTTTGATTTAGTAGTAGTTTTCGTTTTAACCATACGTTTTCCGTTAATATCAATAGGGCTTGATACAAATTTAAGTTCATTTGTGTTAGGTTCTGCTGAATTTGTTTTCGTTTTAGATGCAAGTGTCGGACGACTTGCTGAACAGTTAAACATAACATGGCGCGTCGCTCGTACATCACCATCAAATTCAAATAATAGTGCAAATGATTTTCCTTTCGCATCAGCTAACTCATTTAACACGCCATCTTCCTCGTCTAATTCCTCACCTAATGCATCAACAGCAAATTGTTCGGGGATAGTCGCAATAGATAACGTTCCATCATACCCTTGGTTGTTACTTGCTGCATAGTAAAGCATGTCATCCGCGTAGAATTCAATTAAATCCCCCCGTGGATCAAACGTTAATTCAACCGCACCTGGCAATGGAATTGGTGTACTAAATGTAACAACACCATCTTTAATATCAAAGAGTGCATAATGGACATTTTTCAAACCAAAGGCTACTTTGTTTTCATTCATTTACATCAACCTCGTTTCATAATTTTTTTGATACAACTTTTCAGATTCAATAAAAGTCCCATACGAATCATAAGGAATTTCATAATCGTCTAGGACTTGTTCAAGCTTGGCTTCTGCAACTAAATCTTTTTTAGTTGTATAAAGCTCTATATTTAAATCATTTATCTTGTGATAGACCTTGTTATCAGCCATGAGATTGGCTGAACCATCCACAAGGAAACAAATATAAGGTGGCGCTGGAACTGGATTGGTTGGCGTTGCTGTGAAATGCGAATAAGCCACAGGATAGCCTGTAGCTTCAAGGATTTTTGTTAATTCACCTAATGTCATTGCCCGACTGCCCTTTCAATACGTTTTGGCAATTCATCAATTACATACTCTTCAACTGGACGAATATGAACTTGTGCTGGAACTCGACCACCACCGACTTTCGCATGTCCCTTTTCTAAAAGATGCGTTAATTGTCCTTGTGTATTATGAAGGATAACGCCATTACCTTCTTTTTTCTTACGCCATCCTTTACGATAAGCACCTGTTTTTTTAGGGCTATTTTGCTTTAACTTACCTACAGCAATATCTCCTACTTCATCAATTTCATTTTCTAAGTTTTCTTCCACAACATTTGTATATCTTTGCAATTCTCTAGCAAGCTCACTCGCAAAATCATTCATATCAAGTATGCTCCTTTGCAATAATAGTCAATGTTTGATACATTTCATCGTCATTCATTGGCGGTTCGATAATATCAAAGATACGATTTTTCATATTAACTCGCATTTCTTCTGTAATTCCTGATGTATACGGGATTACAAAACGATAGATCCGAGTAGCTTGTGAAGCTGAAGCTTCAATATACTCAGACCCTTTTACCGTTTTTATCATTGACCATGCTTTTTTAACTTCTTGCCAAGATGTTTCGATTACTTGGTTTAATTCATCTTTTATTATTACAGGTTGTTCAATGCTAATTCGATTTCTAAAATCACCGGAATTCAGTGGTTTTTTGTACTGAAAAGGACGCATATTAATCACCGTCCAATTTTATTTCTTCTAAAGCTTTTGCAATGCCAAAACTATTAATTTCGGTTAAAAAATTCTTAGTAAAATACTCAAGTGCATCATTGTAAACATAACGAGAACGCTCAAAGACTAATTCTTTGAACGTCTCATCTTTGGTTATATCATACGATCCACACACTTTTATTAGAGCCTCATTGGATGCAAAAAGGATACGTCTTAGGTTATCGTCTTCGTCATCACCTAATCGCATCCTATCTTTGAATTGCTGTAATATTTCATTTGAAATTACTGTATCCATTCACATCATCCTTGTGTTGGTGGCGTTACTTCTTCAAGTTTCAATGTGTAAACTTGTGAAGTGTATTTATCCTTTGGTTTACCTGTAGCATATTGTTTAGCAATATAAACTGTCGCATCTTCTAAAGCTAGTGTTTCTTCATATTTTTTGATTGGCTCTGTTCCACCCATCGCTGCAACATATTGACCCTTAACAAAGAATAATACTTTCCCTTGAGGTACAAACACCGATTCTGTAAGGATCGGATTAAATGGCAAGCTTGTTACATATACTCCAGCCGCATTTTGAATTGTTGCGTTCGCTTGAATATCAAAAGTATCAAACGGATTAGTTACCATTACTACTTTACCAGCAATATTTTTTGGTCGATCTGCATCCGAACCATCAGCATTTAATTTTTTAGCTAATAGTTTAACAACACCTTTTAATTCATTGATTGTTTTACGACCTGGTTCGAATGTTAAAGTGCCTACTGGCTTCTTATCTGGATATACTCCATTCACAACACTTCCACTTGGATCTTTTAATAACCCGATAGGTTCATTTTTACCTGTACCAGCTACAAATCCACGTTCTAAACCTACTTTCATTGCCTCTGTAATCATTGTACGAACATAACGTTCTACCCATACCGGTCCAAGTTTCAACATGTCGTTTGCTAATGGAATAAACGCTGTTAATTTAAGTTGTGAAATGCTATCTTTACGGAATGTAGCATTTAGTTGCCCTTTAATACCATCAAATAACGGTCCCCATACTGCTGCACCCTCTGGATCGCCGTAAATGAATTCTGTTACAGCCCCTAAATTTTCTAAACCAATATGTTGTAATAAAGGATGATCTTCAACTAAATCATCAAAGATTCGTTCTTGAGTTGTTTTAGGTAAAGTTTCAGTAGACTTAAAGCCACCTTCTTCCACAACTGCATTAAAGAACTTCATTTCCTCGCTTGTTAATACATTAGCGCCGCGAGATTGCATAATAGAACGATCTACCATTGATTCATTCACTTGATTTAAGATATCTGAACGAACATCTGTAGCAAGTGCTTCAATCATAGAATTTAATGCTGCCGATTGTTCTTCTGTTGTACCTTCCTGTGTTGCTTTCGCAAAAGCTAATTTCTTCTCTTCAAAGTTATTGAATTTAATAACCATATTTTATTTTCCTCCTAAAGTTAAAAAGAGCTTACTCAGATTCTGCTTTGTATTAACAGGTTCTGGAATAAGCTCTTTTGGATTTGTATTCGTTTGTAAATCATTCAGGATTTCACCTTTTAACCCTGATAATGCTGTATTTAAATCTTCTTTTGTAATTCCTTGACCTTTTCCCATTGTTCCATTTCTAAAACCATCAATTACTTTCTGCGGGATCATAGTAGAAGTGGCACTTGAAGCTGTCATTTTAACTGGATTCTCCATGAACATGATTTCATCTACAAAATTATTTTCTAATGCTTGTTGTGGATCCATCCAAGTCTCTTCAGTCATCATATTAAGTAGTTCTTCTTCTGATTTACCACTTTTAATGACATAGGCGTTTACAATTGCTCGATCTGTTATTTTTAACATCTCAGCCGCCTTTTCCATGTCACGATGATCACCACCATTCCACATAGAAGCATTGTGAATCATGATTTGTGCTGTTGGAGAAATGCGGACTTTATCGGCAGCCATTGCAATAAATGATGCTGCACTTGCTGCTAAACCAACAATTTGAACTTCTACATGACCAGGATAATTTTTTAATGCCGTGTAAATCTCTGAACCTTCATTTACATAACCACCAGGACTATTTATTGATACAACTAATTCCTCGCCATTTGCATTTTCAAGTTCTTTTGAAATCTTACTTGGGCTTGTAGCATCCATTTCAAACCAATCATAAATCCAAGCTTCATCATTAGAAATAATCGGTCCTTTCACGTCAATTTTCACCGTCATTTTCTTTCTCCCCTCCTTCAGATTCATTTAGTTTTGTATAGTTCTTCGTAATATGATGGATATTTAGGTTTGGATCATCAGAATCTTCATAATCTACTTCTGATCGAATCTCATTTCCTGTAAATGCACTTGAAGAAATGAGTTTATCAATACTTGTCGCAAGATCAAATATACTTTGATAGGAAACAGCCTTAACCTCAATTCTTCGTCCCAAAAGATATTCACTCATTTCAAAGAATTTAACGTTCGCTTCATCAGATAGCTTTTTTAATAATGGCCGTACTGTAAAAAGCATATAATTTTTCGTTTGCTTTTCTACATCAGCCATTTCTCCATATATCAGAGCTGTTGGAATACCAAATGCCATAGCTACTTGATTTAAGAAACCATTTGTTACTTTATTGATTTCTTCCACACTTGGGCCATTCGCAACACCGTTGTATATCTCGTTATAATTAATACCCTTTTGTTGTGGGACAATAGCTATATCTTTTGAGCCAATCGACTTATACATGTTGTCTATAAACTCTTGTAACTTCGCTATTTGTTCTTCTGTTTTAGCACCAATCATATCCATATCAACCGTGCCACGAACTTGATTTTTACGCTTCTGTGAGTTTAATATCCTACCAAATAAATTTCCGTAATCCGCAAATAATCCATCGATAAGTGGAGATAATTTATCATTTCGATACTTTAAGTGAATTACTTCGCTTTGTTTAAAACTTCTCTTAAACGTGTAATCTTTTACTGTTACATCTGTGAAAGCATCTTCATATACAGCATATTCGTTATGCTGAAATCCATCGGCAATAAGTAAATCACCATCATCAGCTTGTATGACTAAGCATTCATTATCATAAATAAGTTTACGAATAAATCTTTCCCAGAAGGTACTTGCGGTCATATTCTTATTCGGTCTAACGTTTAGTCGATAATAAAGCTCATTCTTCTCAAATGTTTTACCGTTTCTTACCCTGAATTCAGATTGACTAATCGTTCTTCCTAGAAAAGATACGCATGTATCAAGTGCTAATCGTTTCATGTGAAGCCTATTTGCTGTATCAGCAATCAAATCCAGATCTAGCATAAATTCTAGTTCTTTATTTCTTTTAAATACTGAACCTAACCATCCAATGGTTATCACCCCCCTTTATTAGAATTTAATGTTAGCTATAACAAAATCAGTTGCTTCTTGTATCTCATCCGCACGATAAAGAGCATGAACAAAACACTGAAACCCATCTGTTTTTCTACGTACAGGTTCTTTCTTTTCATATATTTTATTTCCATCACCTTTGATAACAACCAACACATTTTGCGTATACCAACGCATTAGCGGATTATCATCAAAAACAATTTGTTTATTTGCAAATGCCATTTCAATACGTGGAGCTAATAAACTATGAATTGCTTTTGGGTTTCGTATAACTTCTATTTCAAACCCCTCTGCTACTAATAATGGCCTTATTGCTTCCATTCTGAAGTTATCAGCTATAATCTTTTTAACCCCATATTGTTCTCGCATTTCTACAAACCAATCAACAATATGCTGAGGATTAATAGTCGGTTCATCCACAACCGTTAGTAGTCCTTGCTCTTCCCATTCTTTTATTGGAGCAAATTTTTGTTTTTTAAACTCACCTGCTTTTTTAGAATATCCATAATAGATATCAACAAATTCTTTTCGAACAAAGGAATGAGTTTTAAAAATGTACTCCCCATTTTGTCTAAATAAAAGACCACATGCTGCAAAGTCTCGAATACTTGCAAAGTCTAATGCCCCTATGCATTCTTGAGCATATAAATCAGGAAATGGACGATTTGTAGCAAGAATTTCTGACCATTTCGCAACAGATCGCTCCAAATTTGTAACCGGCAAGTTCATTCGTTTTGTCATGAACTCCTCTCGGTTGCTTGGATCATCCTCTAAATCCTCATATTCTTCTTTTATCGTTTCAAGTAATCCCTCAGCATACTCACTTAATGGATCAGATAACATCGGATTCGCCATTTCCCAATTATCGATATCATCGACTTCTTTTTCATCATTTAATTTACAAATGAACGGAAAGATAGCATTTGGACGGGCTTCACCATTTAAAACTTTCATTGCTTTTTCTTTTTGCTTATCTAGAAATCCGTCTCGTACATACCCATCTGTACCAATGTAAAATTCACGTGGGTTTTTCTTTTTCCCTAAACCACTAATGTGGACTCGAACATCTTTATTGCTTTCATATTGATGTATTTCATCAAATACAACCGCGCCATCACGCAAACCATCTTTTGTATCTCCATTAGACGTTCTAAACTTCAATATACTTCCTGTTGCTTTAGAGACAGTTTGGGTTAATGTGGTTTTAAATGCTCGTTGCAATATTTCATTTCGTTTGACGCATTTATGAACTTCATCTGGACTGGTTTTCGCCTGCTCTTCACTGTTTGCAACAACGGAAATGTTATACTCCGTGATACCATGCATTTCACTAATTAAAAAATGAATGATGACTGATATTAATCCGTTTTTACCGCCACCACGTCCTAGCATCCACAAGAATTTACGATAAAATACACGCCCGTTTTTCTTATAAAACAAAAAAACGAATGCTATTAAGAATTTCTGAAATGCTTGCAATGGGAAATACCATTTCTCTCCAAAACGGATACACTTCTCAATCATTTCATCATCAAAATACAAATCGTCTCTGTTCAAAACATATTTTTCTAGATAGTCAATTAACAGTTCTCTTTCTTTGTTGAACTTTATTTTCCGACTCCTATAAAGCTCAATATATTCATCTACATACTTTTGCCTGATCATATTAAATCACTTGGACTGTATCCCGTATTAGAAGCACCCACTTTAGGAACGAATTTTATATCTCTTCCTAAAGCAATTAAAGAACTGTTAATTTTGTTCCTCTCACTTATAAGAGGGTGGGCTTTAACAAAAACTTGAGAACCATTTTTTACTGTTACAGATTCACCTTCTTTATTAATGGTTTTATTTATTTTTCTAAATGCTTTGACCAGATCAATGTATCTTTCTACTTTTTCAACTTCGACTAAATCTGTGATATCAATACTATTCATGAGCTGTTCTTTTAACCTCACAATACTAACAGCCATCTACCCCTCCCCCCCTTACGTGCGTAAAATCGAAAAAACCTGACAGTTAACCCCCTCCTCCGGTGCCCCTAAGACGAATTTTTCACGAAATATTTTAAGGGGGGGGTATTTTTGTTTTATTTTCACCATTTTTCATCATGTTCCCATTTATTTTGTTTCTTTTCATAAACTCTTCCATGTTCTTTGTTATGGCAATTAACACAAACTGTTTCAAGGTTGTCTATGTCTAATGCAAGATCAGGATGATGCTCGAGTTCTTTTATATGATGGACAACAAGCTGTATCTTCTTACGCTTTGCACTCTCACTGTATTCATTGGTATCTGTTTGTACTCGGCCATTACGTTTACACTCCTGGCATTCATGGTTGTCTCGCTTCTTTACTTGCTCGCGTGTACTTTTCCACTCACCACTGTCATAGAACTTACGCTTCTGTTGTTTGGTTTTATACTCTTTCATTTGTCTTTACCAAACGCTTTTGATTCTCTCTATCTCTTCTCAGTAATTCTTTTATTGATGTTTATTCCAGATATTCTACTGAATAAAGCATGTGTTTCTCCCCATACAGTTTGTAATACTTGAATCGATTACCATCAACCCCAGCCTTCTTGTACACTTTCTCATGTAGCTTAATGTATTTGATATACGTTTTCTTATCAATAGGTATAAGACCAAGTGCAGCAATCTTACCGTTTAAAACGCTGTCCAATTATCCTCACCCCTTATCTTTCATAATCCATTCTAATGTCGATTTCTCTCTTTAATTCATCAGGCTCTATATTCCTTACACCCATGACGATGTGACCACATTTGGAACGTATATCCGTAATCTTCGAATGAATTCTGAACTCAATAAATTCATGTTTACAATCCATCTTTCATCCTCCTCCAAAATAAAAAGCACCCAAATGGATGCTTTAATATCAATTATTTATTGGTATTTCAATTACGGTAAATGAAGTTTTGCCCTTATCCGTTTACATAACATAAATTACAATTGAATATGAACTCAAAAAATAACTAATGATCCAATCTGCAATCATGACGATCCGCTTTCCGTTATCAGGAATTTTGTAAACAATGTTTTTTGCCACTACTCACAATATAAATATAGCATACCGAAATAAAAATACGCGGCACATTTCCAGCCAAAAAACGGCCATCAGTCTGCCAGGTATTTTAATTTATAAAAAAAGAAACATCCATAATGGATGTTTCTTTTTTTACTTTACTGATAATTCTTTATTAGAATCTCCAACAATTAAAGAAAGTCTTTTTTCATTTTTAACCTCATTACTTGCAAGACTAACTTTAACTCCTACCCGAGCTAAGTTTTGAGCCACTTGTTTAAAGTCCATAGCATCCGTTTTTACAACAGCTGATTTTTTAACCATTCTATATTCCCCCTCGTGTTAAATTATACATCTAACACTATGTTAATTCCTTTGTTCATACTCTACGTTTAAACCTTTGTCTTTTAACAATTCAACGAAGTCCTTACCAACACCTTTTATATATTGAACCCAATCTTCTTGTTCTAAGGCTAATTCGTTCAAGGTAATTAATAAAATCTGCTTTTTCCCACTAACTTTAATTGTCTCCGTATAATATATTCGACCTTTTTTCTCATTGTACCCATTGTGATAAAAAATATAAAAATCGCCTTGCGCTATCACTGAATTAAGAATGGTTCTTAGTATACCATTCCTTTTATTATTGTACAACACTTCATCTTTCTCTTCGCTTACTACAGTGAAAGTAAGAGCTTGCTCCTGACCTTTTTCTATTCTCATTACATGTCCTATATATGACTGAACAGCCAAAAAGGTAAGAGAATATACTAAGGATGCATTCATATCGCCATTTAATTCTTCTACACTTTTTGCATCTAAAACTTCTCGATTTCCATCAATAAATTTCATTATATCTGAAGTATCGTTGTTTTTCTTTAATTTAAATACAGATTTTTTAAAATCAGCATACATCTGGGGATTTAGGTAATAATATTCCTGTAGTAAGGCGTTTAACTCTTCACCTTCGGCTACATAGCCGTCTAAATGGCTTACTTTTATAGCTGTTTGCTTAGAAGATTCTTTTATAGTGTATTCATACAATTGTGCAGCAATTACGTTTGTTTCATTATTAACGAAGGTTTTCATTACCTCTAATACATTTTCTTGAACTTTGAACTTATTTATATCCTTAAAATGTCGCCATAATCCCTTTGTTTCTTCTTTTAGTTGTTCCTCGTATTGCTGAACTTGTCCCTCTAAATTATTAATTTTATCCTCTTTATTTTGAAACATAAGATCAACGATGGTATAAATTGCCGCTCCTCCAAGTAACACGTATGTAAATTGAATTGGATACCCAAGAACTGGTTCAATCCACTTTTCATATAACTTTTCCGTTGCGTTCTCCATCCAGATATTAATTACAAAAAGGCAAAGTAAAACAATTGAAGTTATTAAATATTTCCGCATGTGTTTTCTCCTCTTATTGGATGTCTTTTTGTCAATATTATACCTGAATTTATATTTCTTTTGTTAAATTTTTCATGCAGACTTACCCATATCTTATATTTTGTGTAACTAATCCGAACGCCACAGGTCTTGTTATTCATAGGTTCATAACACTCTCCTTATTGAGTTACACAATACAATTTAAATGTTGAATTATATGCTATGCTAATAAATTAGTCCTCTTATAAAATTCGTTCTGGATAAAGTTTATATTCATTATTTCTCATTCTCATCTGGAACACTTTGATTTTCTTTTGTGTTGCAATTTTCACTATTTCCTCTTTATTTGTATTAGACATCTTGGCTCCTAAATAAATAGATTCAGGTTTAAATAGCTCCCGACTGAACCCCCTACCTTTATTACATTCCAGAATAATTCGCCATTCCTTTTCGTATTTCCATTCTACTGATTTTATAATCACAGCATACTTTTCTACTAACTTATTGAATTCACCTGGTTCTATTAAAGTCTGTTTAAAATATTCTCCTATATTAAACACTTCATCTTGATATATTACTGGCTGCAGCTCATCAACTATTTTTTCTTCCCGCCCTTCCTTTTTAAAATCATATTCAATGCAAAAACCTTCATGATTGTTAGCATAGTGGCTCCACATTAAAATAGAATCATTCACTTCACTAAAGCAAGCTATATTCATTTTTCTTTGTAGCTCTTTAATCATTTTATTTACTCTTTGATTTATATTTTCTTGGTATTCTCCTTTGTGCATTCTATATTCTTTTTTGAAGTCTATTTCCATCATGCCAGATTTTCCAAACCATAATTTGCAGACCTCGAAACTGGCCTCTTCAAGCTCCATCACTTCCGGTATCCTAGGTAAATTCCCACCTAAATTTTTAATATTTTCATATGCACCAACCATAGCTACTTGTTCTGAATAATTTCCTAACATTAAAGCACATTCATATGGATCATTAAAATTTGCTGCCTGATTAAACCAGACTTCATCATTTTTCAAATTTTCTATAGAATACTTACTAACTCCCTTATATTTAAACAAGGCGGATGGCATATGATGGTACTTAAGTTTTATGGCTTCATCTACTTTTACATCCTCGTTATTCTTTGGATACATTAAACTAACGTAATCTTTTTTCCACATAAAAACACTCCTTACAAATTAATAATGTAATTGCTTATTTTAGATAGATAACATTCATTAGCAAATTTTAACATAATAATATGCGTATACTTATTAAATCTTAAATTTTTTCATCGCTTTATCCATTGCATCTTGGTTCACACCAATATATCGAAGTGTCACTTTCTCGCTTGAATGATTGAATATCTCCATTAACAATGCGATATTCTTTGTTTGCATGTACATATGATATCCAAATGTTTTTCTTAAAGTATGAGTCCCTATCTCCTTTAATCCAAATTCTTCCGCTGCATTTCTGAGTATCTTATAAGCCATGCTACGCCCGATTGGCCTATTATTACCTTGACGACTCTTAATTAAATACTCATTATCATCTCTTTCTTCAATATACCAACGCAGTTCTCTTTTTAATGCTGGAGTTAATTGAATACGTTTCTGTTTACCAGTCTTCTTTTCTCTCATTAAAATATGGCTACCTTTCAAGTCACAAATCTTCAATTTAAGAATATCACTAATACGTAATCCTGTATTAATGCCTATTACAAATAAAATGTAATTACGCTCATTATTTCCCTTCATATATTCTCTAATTTGCTGTATTTGCTTTGGATCACGGATAGGTTGAACAAAGTTCATAGTTTATCCCCTCCATTCTGTTCTTCTGTCTCATATACTTCTAATCTAAGAGCAAACGCTAGTTTATAAAAAGCATTAGATTTATTTCGTCTATATGTACGTTCACTCATACCAATCTCGTTATAAACCATATAATCAAAAACTTCTTCATCTTCCAAATATCGTTTTACAATAATATCCCTTTGATTTTTACTAAAACGACTTAATGCCTTATCAATTTGAACAGATAAACGTTGTAATTTAACTTCTCTTTCATTCATCGCGACATTAGCTAGAGCAGCATTTTCAGCTGGCTTTCCTACTTTATTTGTTGGGCCGTGATATCTTACCTCACAAGATGCTGTAACCTTCATCTCATTTCTAATCATCGCGAATTGTCTATAAATACGAATAGTTTCAAGAATCTCTTCTAAGCGCACCTGTGTTGCTTTGCGATCAATTTTAGGTAAAAAAGTTAATTGATTCATATGATAAAAACACTCCTTTTCTATACTTATTAATAAAAGACAAAAAAGCGGACATCAAACTACAAAACAGCACTATTAATGCTCTTTATAGTTCAATGTCCGCTGGTTCTTCCAGTAGGACTACATGTTTAATTTTCGGCATTTCCCTTTATATAAATGATTTCCCTGTAATTGCACCTTTTATTCCATACTCTTACCTTTAATTATCCAATGTAATTGAAATATCTTGTTTAACTTGAATATCTCGATGATAAAAGTTGTGATGATCCAATGCTTGAACAGTTTTAGTATAAACATCCGCTTCTTTTCTTGGATCTTTAATGCTAATTACCACACAGTAATCCATACTAAGTTTCTCATCAGCTTTTTCTGCTTGTTTCTCGATAAAATCACGATATAATCCACTAACCTTTAAAAACCATTTTTTATCATCGGATAAATATCGCTCTTTATTAGCTGGTGTCAATTCCGATAAATCCACACTATATTTTTTCACCGGATAGTATTTATCCCCAAAATTAATTAACATACGCTCTGTAGCAAAAGGATTATCCATGGAATAATCCACTTTTTTGCTGTACATACTTGGACTTAAAACATTTTTAGACCCTTTTCGTCCCATAGGATTTAAAATATTTCGTTTTTCCATATCCCGATCAACTTTTTCACTATATGTACCCAATTTAACATCTATATTTGATTGACAATACTCTGAACCTTGATTCGGAGAGAGGATAGGATTATATACCAACGTTACCGTAACCTGCCCTCTAAAAAGGCCATCTTCACTCAATTCTTGTGGAAAAGGAAACTCCATAATATCAACAAACCGGCCTTTATCCAAAGTATCTCTTAAGATTAAAGTTACTTCATGTTCATCCCCATATAAAATGTCTCTCATACTTTTCGGTCTACCAAATCCAATTTGCTCCAATTTCTCAGCTGGATTCATTTCAGTACAAGTTCCATAATTAGCAGAATGTACAAGCAGAGTCTTTAATGTAAGAGCGTCAAATTCTTCTTCAATCTCATTTTCCATTCCCGCTAAAATTGCTGCGATTCTCGGTGTAGAAAAACTCGTTCCGCAATCACTTTTCATGTCACCAGTAGGTGTCAATGATTTTACACCTTTCATAACAAATTCACCATTAGGATCCTTCCACACATCCCCACCATAATGCACTACTTCAGGTTTGATTATTTTTGCAGGTCCTCTCCCAATTCGTGTATACGGCGTTGGTTCGTCTTTTTTCGCATAACCCACTCCATCATCTTCTTGTTGTATTGATCCAACAGTCACAGCTCTTACAGATTCAGCAGGTGTATGTATTTTCTCTTTAGGAAAACCCTCCAGAAAAGCAGTCGAATTACCCGCAGATTTACAAATTATCACATCAAACTCATCTTGAATTTGATCTAAAGCAATAGCAATATCCGAAAAACTTTCATTGTCCGCTTCTCTCGTAACACTTACAGATAAATTCCAAATTTTGATATCTCTATTATTCGCAATAGCTCTTTTGATATTACTAATCAATTCATCTTCGTCTGTTTCCGAAGTTAGTATAGGGACATCCAAAATGCGACAACCATTAATTCCTGTATACTGTTTCCCTTCTAACTGATCACCGTATAATACAATACCAGAAACAAAAGTTCCATGATTGGTATCAATATCCTCGTCTAAATAGAATCTCTCTCTATTAATAATCCAATCTTCATTGTATTCATTTCGTTCTATTCCAGAGTCCAAAATCCCTATCTTAGGATACTGCTTATCTGGATCAAATTCTAATTTCACCAATTCTTGCACTTTATCTAAACTCATAACTTCATTAACATCATACCGAGGCATTGGACACATAGAACGAATAGGCAGAGCTTCTATCATTTGCAACTGATCTGACGATATATTAGTAACTTTAAAGATAGCCAAACCTTTTGCATATTCCACTTCTTTAAAATCAACTTTCATCTCCTGCAACTTACCCATAACATACTGCTTTACAACCCTATTAGTTTCATAAGATTGATAATTAAACAATTTAATTTTGTATACATTCTTTTCACTTGCTGCTTCAACCTCTGGAATGAATTCACTTATATCAACCATAGCCGAAAGGGCATAACTGTTTTTAACATATTGAGAAGCCTTATTCTTGATTTCATTCAATGCGTCCAGCGAGTCAACTTTAATAAGTAATTGGTTATCCCCTTGAAGCCCTATTTCCCCTGTATTCTCACTAACCTTGAAGAAATAACTTACTTCTTTTTTATGACTCTTTGCCTTAGCTTCCTCTCCAATCTCTACCTTTATTATTTGAGGGACAAATAACGGGTCTTTTTTTCGAGAGAATTCATCTATAATAACATCTAGTGAATGCGAAATCATTTCGCTTTTCTGAATAAGCTCTTTTCCTTGTAAAATCCATTTAGGTAAAGAAGATGGACCACCTTCTATTTTTAGCAAGTCATTTTCACGCTTTTCAAAGAATTTAACTGGTAATTTCCCATTCATAAATTTCACTCCTTAATTTTTTTTACGTAATCTCTGACTTTTCTAATAGGAATTTTAAACTCCTCATTAATCTCTTTTTGTGTTATTCCATTTTCAGTTAAATACCCAACTAAATCATATACCTCAACAGAATTTCTATTTTGGAATAAAAAGATTTCATATAATAACCTGCTATATACTAACTGCGACCTATTATCTAAAACCATTTTTCTTATTGCATTATTTATAACAACTTTAATATCTGCTGGAGAAAAATCAGATAAACATTTCGATAGAATATCTAGTTTAGAACTTTCATTTATATAATTGTTTTCCACTTTACTAGAAAATTCTTTTATTAAATCAATGCGTCTATCCTTATCTGGTATATTCAGTTCAATAACTTTATCAAACCTTCTCCATACAGCAGGATCTAACAATTTATCATGGTTTGTCGCTGCGATTAAAATGCTACCATTATCAAATTCATCTATATTCTGAAGCAAACTATTAACTACTCGCTTTAATTCTCCTAGCTCATTTTTGTCATCTCTGACCTTAGCAATTACATCGAATTCATCCAAAAATAAAACACAAGGGCTTTTAGCTGCGTAATCAAACACTTTGCGTATGTTTTTAGCTGTGCTTCCTAATAAAGATGAGACTAAACCATCTAGGCGAGCAGTGACTAAAGGAAGCCCTAATTCCGCACTAATATATGTGGCTAGAGAAGTTTTTCCTGTTCCTGGTTTCCCAAACAAAAGTAATTTATTACTTACTTCCAAATCATTTAAAAGCAGTTTTTCTTTTTGTCTATAAGAATTAATGAAATCTTCTATTTCTTCATTTATTATCTCACTAAAAACTAACGGATCTTTCACCGAGCTTGGTACAGTAACATTTACCATATCCATTCTGGTTTCTTGGTCCACCGGTTTAGTTGAAAAAGAATCCAAAGACACCAATCTTGTATTTTTAGTATTAATGATTTTAGAAATTCTTGCTGCTAATTTTGCATTTCCTTCATTCTCTAGATTTTTCACTAGTAATTTTGCATAATTTAGCACTCTATCTTTGTCTCCACTTAATCCACTTTCAATAATTTTCATCATTTCGCTATACATTCTTAAACACCTCCCCATAACAATACATTAATCCGAAACCAAAATCAACGAATACGTTACGAAAATAACAGAAAACGTTAATTATATGTTTTTTTCGTACCAAAAAACCTTATATACGTTATAAAAAAACTTTTTTCGTTAATTAATTATATATTCTATATGCATTTTTAATTACCTTTTCTATTTATTCATTAGTTAAAAAACAATAATTAACATCTGCTCGATTTTTTCTTCCGGCATATTCCCCACAAGCCTCTTCCCAAAAAACATCACTTTTATCAAATGGTTCTCCAAGCGTTTTTAACTCTATACTTTTCAATAGAATAAAAACAACATCCTTTAGCTACACAAAATCAAAAATCCACTTGCAACGATACTTGCAAGTGGATTTTTGATTACTATTGTTTTAGGGGTTGACTTGGAATAAAACTGATTAAAAATGTGATACAGAAATCTACTCAACGTTGTTGTTCATGGTTGTGATTAAGGGAATGAATCTTGTTTTTTTATGTATGATTTTTTTCGCTTTCCACCTTGACCCTGGATTTTTGAGAATGTTTTTTCCATTGCTTAATACGTTGAGGTATTGGATTATTGTTTTGCGTTATTAACTTAATAATATGGTCAACTTTATTCCTCAGGGCATCTCTAGGTATCCTTTCATTTAAGGCCTTTTCAATAATCTGCTTTGGGCTAACAGAAGGTGAGTTAACACTAGAATATATTTTAGTTCCATCTCTTTTAAAAAGGCTAATATCAGTAAAATAACCACTTTTAAATAAGGTTTCGAGATTCTCTGGTATATTAGAAACTATTGTGTCATGAATAGATTCATCTGTTGCTCTGGCAGTTTCTGGTTCAGTTACATACATTAATTCATACCTCTCCACTGTACCTAAATAAGATAACCATTTCGATACCGCCATTACATAAAGATTGACTTCATAACCTTTTCCTTTTAAAGATGTAGCTGTCTTCGTTGGTATTTCAGTTGTTCTTAAAGTGCCTTCAATAACTAAATTAAAGCCTTCATTGCTGAAATGTTCAATTAATTCTTCTGTCAACTTATTTGAAAAAGGTTTAACATACTCTACATAATTCTGACCGTGTTCCTCTACCAATAAATCGAAGTCTGGGTGCAAGGGCATAAGTGCGTCATTATCAATAATAATAACATTATCGTTTAATCGCTCTTTAATAATTCTATGTAAAGCGGTTTTTCCAGACCCAGGTTGACCACCTAAAAGGAACGCAACTGGCTCTGTCTGTTTCGTTTTATTTTTACTCAATCTATGTATTGTAAACTCTAAACGTTTTCTAAATTCATCTTCAGGAAAATAGGATAACTCTAATTCTTTCGCATTCATTCAGATTTGTCCTTTGTTATCTCTTTAGTAAGATTATTCATCTTTTCCCAATAAGAATGAGCATTTTCTAATTCTTCGTTTGTCATTTTGAATAAATCCACATTAAGCATTTCCGAAAATTGTTCTAGTAGACAAGCGTAAAAGTTTTTATTATTAGTTGAATCAATACCTTTTTTTATTACAAAATTTAACAACCGAGCGTGTACACGATTTGAAAGCTCGTTCAATAATTCAATTTTGAAAGTATGTTCATAATCTATAAGATTTTCCATTTTTTTACACCCCTTCTTTATTTAGAACCCACAAGATTTCCCCCTTGTAGACTTACTTATTATACCAAATACGTTTGGATTTTAGCTAGAAACTTCTCTACAATTCCCTCCGGAGCGTAATCTCTTTTAACGATGTTTTATTTGTAAACCGCGACCTACTAATCATGCTAAATGTACAAATGAAGCGTCAGAACATCCAGCCCAAATAAAACTTGGAGCAAAGCAACTAATAATAGTTGAATGCTCTTTTTTTAGAAGGAGATTTTTTATTATTTTCATTTCCATATAACATTCTTCTATAAAATTGAAATTTGATTATAATAACTGTATTTTTCGTTCTTCCATACGAATTACTTTTCCACTTTGATATACAAATGATTGTTCACCATAGCCACCTTGAGGCGGTTCTATTAGTTGGACCTGACCATTTTTAACAACATATATTCCGTTTGTTTTCAAATCTATTTCAACCTTCATTCCTGCAATATTTTCTTTGATAATTCCCACCAAGATCACTCCCATATGTTATAATTACTTTGTCGAAGTAAGTTGAGAGTGATCTCAGCTTTTTTTATTTGTCTATAGATATTGCACAACATTTTCAGGAACAAATGATGGTTCAAGTGATACATGGAGCCGTATTTGAATCGGCTTTTTTTCATCTCTTGCTCGCTTACACATTTCTTCTGCCTCTTCCCATACAAATTGTTTATCCTCCGCTCGCTTATAACGCCAAATCCCAATTGTATAATCCTCAAATAATTCGTAACGTTCATCAGGCGCTGTCGTTGGCTTTAATTCATCAATCGCTTTGGCTTGACGTGGTATTTGCACAATCACATCTGCATACCGTAATTTTGAATTCAAACGGTGAATATGAGCTTTCTTAAGATCAAATGATACAACCGGTTCCACATCAAAAATTGTTAACTGCTTTGGCATTGTTTTTCCCCTCCAATACCTGCAAACTTGCAACTAAGATTCCTTCAAGTTGCGTTAACGTTAGTTGATCTAATGTTTGTCCGTTAATTTCCGATAATCCCAGACCTAATAGTTTGCGAATAATTACTAGTTTTCTACGTTCTACTTCCTGACGTAACAACATGATTAAGCCTCCTGTTGATGATTGAACTTTCTCTCTAAATTTACAAACTTACTAAATTCTTTAATGAATGCTAGTTCAACAACGCCAACTGGGCCATTTCTCTGTTTCGCTAAAATAATTTCCGTTATGTTTTTATTTTCCGTTTCACGATCATAGTAATCTTCGCGGTATAAGAATGCTATTAAATCCGCATCTTGCTCAATTTGACCATTCTCACGTAAATCTGATAGCAACGGTCTCTTATCCTGTCTACTTTCAACAGCACGACTTAACTGTGATAATGCCACTACACATACATTTAATTCTCTTGCCATAAGTTTTAACTTACGACTAATCTCACCAATTTCTTGCATGCGGTTCCCTCTATGCTTTGGATCCCCTACAATAAGCTGCAAATAATCAATTGCAATTAACACCTTTTTATCAGGGTACTTACGCTTTAGTTTCCTAGCCTTTGCGTATATCTCTTGCATTGTTACATTTGCTTTATCGTAAATTTCTAGCGGCAAATCATTAATTAGTCCCATCGCTTGACTAATCTTTTCCCAATCCTTTAAATTACATAGCTTCTTAGGATTCTTTAATTTCGTAGCATCTATATTTCCGGTACTTGAAATCATACGTTTAAGTAACTGCTCCTCCCCCATCTCAAGCGAGAAGATTCCTGTTGCTGTATGAGCACTTGCTGCATGAAAAGCAACGTTTAATACAAATGCTGTTTTTCCCATTGAAGGACGGGCACCGACAATAATTAAATCACCTTCTTGTAACCCTGCTGTCATTCTGTTCAAGTCGTCATAACCAGTTGGTATACCGGTTAAATCTCCTACATCAATTTGCATGTTCTTATACAAATCAACTAGGGTTTCCTTTAAATTAAATTCATCTGAATAACCTGTTTCCTCAATGGCGCTTAACTCATCAATCGAAGTACTAATTGCGCTCATATCCCTTTCTTGCTGAAGACGATTATATAAATTACCAGCAACCTCCTGAGCATGTCTCATTTTCCAAGCTTCGATAATTAAACCTTCGTGATACGAAAAGTTTTTCGTCGTTGGAACAACTTCAGTTAAGTTTACAAAGAACGCAATACCACCAATTTGATTCATAAAGCTGTCTTCAAATTTCCCCATGAGAGCAACAAGATCTATCGGGACTTCAGCATCCTCTAATTCTCTCATCGCCTTGAAAATCACTTGATGCGTTGGTGAAGAAAACTGTTTTACCTTTAGCTGACAATCTTTAACTAAATCGCCTTCTTGGATAATGCTACCTAAAACACTTTGTTCAGCTTCTACATTACGAATCATATCGTTACTCATTGGGCCAACCACGCATTCTGTTGGTTAAGTACTGCAAGTTCTTCTTCTGTTGGAATATTCTGCTCCCATGCTTGTTGCTGCTGTAATACGTTTTGAGTAGATGCTGATAGACCTTTATTTTGATAAGGTGCTTGAGCTTGCCGCTGTCCCTTTTCTAATCGTTGATCACGAAATGCTTTATCAGCCGCTTCAACGTCCGTTATTGTTTTCAATCCCTTAAGATGCCAATCTCTTAAAATCGTATTTACGTAATTCATGTTTCTTGTATTTTTCTCTAAAGCGATTTCCATAGCTTTTACAACAAGCTCTGCATTTAAATCATCTATCCATGCATGAATACCATCTGCAATAAAAGGTGTAATTAGTCCGAAGTTTTGTTCGTAAAAAGAAATTGGATTAACCTCAACAACTTCTTCCGCGCCTGCGCGTTCTTGTTGTTGTTGTTCTTTTTCTTTTTCTTCTTCTTTTTCTTCTTCCTTGCTAGGGTCTTGGAAGCCCCTTATAAGCCCCTCTAAACGGACTGATAAATACTCCTTAATACGAGGAATTTTAAAATCTTGCTCTCGCTCTAATTGCAAACATGTTTCATAGAAATCAACTAAGAAATCCTTGTCCTTCACAGATTGAATCTCTTTTAAGACGCACTTTTCAATGTTTACATTTTTAATTGGATTGAACTTCAACCAGTTGATTAAGAACAACTCTTTTGTTTTTTGGTTGTAATTAATTTTTCCGTACTCAGCAAAACGTTCTAATAGCTTCATAACAGTTTCGCGATTGTATCCTGTATCAGTTTCAATGATACGAAGTGGAAGCTCATAGATTCCTGATTGAGACGTCTTACTGTTTGTCATCAAATATAAGTAGAAATACTTCTCCTCCGGTGTAAGATCTAAAACAAATGAATCCTGCCAAAATGAAACATGTACTGGTCTATAAACTGCCATATTATTCATCCTCCCGTTTACATATCGCGAATCCGTCCTCTACACGTAATAAGCGATAATTCTTGTATCCTGTTTTGAGATATTGTTTTACTAAGTAAATTAGGTGTTGCTCTGATGTTGCTTGTTGAAACACTTTAGAATTCAACAACACTCTATGTAATGACTTGTCTAAAAGCATGCAACACACCCCGTTGTTATACGAATACTAATTTGATATAATTAATCCTAAGATCTTTTGCAAAACCATTTATCTATCACTCTGCTAAGTGATAGATTTTTTATTTTCTACGTCTTACTAATGAGGCGTTAACTCCCCTTGTTCTTAAATCCTTAATCACTACACGATAGCTCATCGAAGCCTCATGTTCTTCTTTTGTATCACGAAGCATTTTAAATTCTTTCATACATCGCTCCAGTTCTTCTTCCCAGCGATTTGATTCTTCAGTTGATTCTGCATTAAACATGTTATGAACGCATGCAAACATACAGTTATGAAGTTTATCCGCAAACGAAAAGTCTCCCGGAAGAACTAGATCATGAAGACAATCGTATTTATCGTTCATGAATTACATCTCCTTTCTGGTCATAATGAAAAGCACAGTACTTTTCTATTTTTTATAAAAATATTAAAAATCTATTATTTTGGTACACTTTAAATTTAATGGTAGAAACTACAAGTTCATTAATTTACCCAAAAAATTAATATAATGATATAATTATTTTGTAAAATATATTGTCAGCTACTGTTGTCTAGGCGGTAGCTTTTTCTTTTGCCCATTTATGTTTCAAAATGAATGATGCTTCGATAATTTTGATTCGAATCCCCAACAATTTCTTCTCTTGCTTTAATTCAACTGATTTTGAATCCTCACCAAGTATTTGCGCTATTTTAATTTCACCAGTTAGCTTTGCATCATAGCGAATTAGTTCCTTATATTCTCTTAGACTCGGTTTCTTATAATCTACTGTCATTTTCCTTCCTCCTTTACAGCACCTTTGTTAAATTCATTAAGCTATCCACCGATTGAATAATAACGTTCTCCGCCATAGCCTTTTGCAACCAACTTCTTTGTATTTGTTCCATAATGCCAAAATGAACTTGTTCAAGAGCTTGTACTACACATTGAGTAGCTTGGATTGTATCGAAGATTTCTTTTGCATGAACTGTGTATTCATGTTTCTTCTTTTCATCAAGCTTCCATGATCTTGTTGCAACTTGTAAGTTCATGATTTCCTTCGCTGCCGCAATCCCCTCTTCAGCTTGTTTAATGTAGTTCATCAATTGTAGATTTACATCTTGAGTTAAACGTGGATCTGTGGGCGGTAATCCAACACCATAAATATGTTTAATCGCTTGTTGATTTAACTTTGCTCCTGTTGCATAGCACCAATCCATCGCAAGCTCAAATTCTGGTTTAGAAAGTCCAGATTCAATACGGGTTAATCTTTCATGTGTAATACCAAGGTACTTAGATAACCCTTTCTTCGTTTTCAGCTGAACATTATCACAACATTCTCTAGCATTCTGTAATAATTCCCCTATTGCTGAATTGCAGTATATGCTTGTTCCCATATCTGTTCGCCTCCATATTTAGTTTTCAAATGGTTACAATGAATTTAGTACATATGTAACTTGTCTATTATTCATGTAAAAAGAGAGGAACTATTCCTCAATGTTTTCTTTCACTTGTATTTCTTTGATGATGGCCCAACCAGCCTTGTAATATGCTTGACGGATTTTATCAATATCCTTTTGTGATTTTGGCTCAGGAGCCACAACATGAACTTTCGTTTTTCCAAATTCATAAGTCGCCGCATATTCTTCTTGTTGGCTCATGGTGTCACCTCTTGAAGTGCTTTTTATATGTTTATGCGACGAATCTGTTGGTACTGCCATGTTAGTTGATGGCATTTCCTCACCCCTTTTGTATACCATGGTTTACATTCTAGTTAAAAAAGATCCTCTACCCGCTTATTTAATACTTTAGCAATCCTAATGGCGGCCCCGACACTAGGTTGCACTTTCAAATTTTCAATATTAGATAAATATGGCCTTGATACCTTTGCTTTTTTAGAAAGTGAGTCTTGTGACATATTCAATTGTTTACGAATTTTTGCTACATGGTTCATTCAATCACCACCTATGTATTCATTTGATTACAAATAAATTGTACTCCATTGAATACATTACGTCAACCATGAAGTACAACGTTTTTTTAGCTTTTTTGTAAACGATAGATTACAATTGTATTCAAGGAGGGACAAGATATGAAAACATTAGGCATGATAATACGTGAATACCGTCAAGAACGTAACCTTTCATTAAGAGAATTTGCTACTCGTTGCCAACTAAGCCATTCTTATATAGATAAATTAGAAAAGGGTATAGATCCTCGAAATGGAAAACCCGTTGAGCCAACATTAGCTGTCATTGAGCAAATTGCTAAAGCTATAAATAAAGATAAAACAAATTTATTAGAGGAAATTGGTTATCTTAATAGCCCAAACGATATTAAATTATCTCCTAAAGATGAACGTGATATTGCACGTGACTTAGAAAAAACATTAAAAGATTTAGAAAACAGTAATGAAGCGTTAATGTTTGACGGAGAACCAATAGACGATCATACAAAAGAAATGATTCGCATCTCTCTGGAGAACTCAATGCGAATGGCAAAACAATTAGCAAAACAAAAATTCACTCCAAACAAATATAAAAAAGATTGAGTGGAGTGAATTAATGGAAATTAAAGAATATGTACTCAAAATCGTAAAAAAACACGACACAACAAACCCCTTTGAAATTGCTAAACGAAAAAGTATTATAGTGTTGTTTGAAGACCTTGGGAATACTCTTGGTTTTTACAACACTTATAAACGCTTTAAATTCATTCATATTAATAATAGGATTGACGAAACCACACAACGCTTTGTCTGTGCTCATGAACTAGGACATGCTTTATTACATTCCAAAGCAAATACTCCATTTTTAAGAAATAAAACTCTGTATTCTGTAGATCGATTAGAGATTGAAGCAAATACATTTGCAGTGGAGTTATTACTTACTGATGAAATGATTTCTGCTTATGAAGATACTCATTTATCTCTTCAAGAAGTAGCGGAGATTTATGGGGTTCCTGGTGGTTTTGCTTGTTTAAAAACATATTAG